TTTAAATAGGTCTTTTTATCTACCCCAAACATTGTTTCTCCAGCGTATATAAACGTTTAACAGGTTAAAAGCTGATCCCGTAAGCTGCAGCACAAAGCTGAGCTTTGATTATATATGAAAAAGCAACCGTTTTTAAACTTTTTTCTTTAATTTCCTTACCTCTTTAGCTCCTTCAAAAAAGGGAGCATATATTTTAACAGGTATTTCTTTGCCTTTTACATTAATTTCATCAATAAATTTACACTCACATGTAACTTGATTTTTTGTAAATTCAGATACTAAAATCGGTGTGTCATAAGTTCGAGTTTGAACCTCTAGCCGAGCCGCTAGGTTGACTGCGTCACCCACTACTGAGTAATCAAATCGTTCTTCTGACCCCATATTACCTACAATACATTGTCCTGTATTCAACCCTGTTCCAATGACCACGGGCGGTAGGTCTAGCCCTTCTTCTTTAATATCTTTATTCATTTGTTCAGTTAACAATTCTATTTCCATCGCTGATTTTAAAGCCATTTCTGCGTGATTAGGGCAATCTAAAGGCGCTCCCCACCATGCCATTAAACAATCTCCCATAAATTTATCTATGGTTCCACCATTCGCAAGTACGATCTTAGACATGCCGTCTAAAAATCTATTGATTAATATGACTAATCCTTCTGGATCATCGTTCTTCATATACGCTTCACTAATAGGAGTAAAACCTACAATGTCCGCAAAAAGGAATGAAAGTTCTTTTCTATCTCCGCCTAGTTTTAATTTTTCAGGGTGTTTTTGTAGTTCTTCGATCATTTCAGGTGATAAGTATTTCTGAAACTGTTTCTTAATTTGTTGTCTAAGTTTATATTGCTCTCTAAATCGTAAATAGAAGGCTGTCGTACCTGTTATAAATTGACATATTAATGTCCACGTTACATCGATTAACAAACCTCCCTTTATAAAATAGACTCCCACTACAGAAGTCAGTATAAGTACACAAGTACTTAGAAAAACCCCTAGTGTTATACCTAAAGAATTAATAAAAACCCACGTTGCAGTTACGGAAAGTAACAGCATCAATAGTTCCGCCGCTATTGCATAGTCAGGTATCTGTGGACTGTCTTGTATTAGAATTGATTCAGCAAGTGCTGCTTGTATCTTGTGAGGCTCAAGAAGTCCGACAGGAGTAGCAAGTTGAGGCATTACCCCACTAGCAGTCACTCCAATAAACACAAACGTACCTTCTACGTTCATCTCTTGTAGTGTAGTCTGTGGTGTATCTACCCAACTAATCCACTTGCGCCCTAAAGAATCTACAGAAACCGGAGGCAGACCCTGTACTCGTATTTCTTCTATACCGTTTTCATTAGTCTTTATTATATAAGTATTAGAATCTAACAAAACTTTAAGCACCTCAGTACCGTAAGCAGAAACCCACCCATCTGGTGTTCGCATCAGTAACGGTAAGCGTCTTATTAAATTATCTACGTCAGTTTGAGCTACCGCTATACCTTCGTTAGCGTACTCAGACAGTATTGGAATATTGTTAAGTACCCCTTGTACTTGATAACCACCTATGTCCTCACCCATAATAACAGTGCCAATAGTTTTAGGATAAAGATTATTATTAGTTTCAAACAACGGCAGTACAGATGGCGCGTAGCTTAGGGCTTCTGCAAACTGAGCATCACCATCCATTCTATCAGGATGTGGGAAAGCAATAACCCAACCCACACCTATAGCTCCAGCCTCAAGTAACTCAATTTGTATTTCTGCTAGGCGTTGTCTAGGAAAAGGATAACCACCTTCACTGTTTACATCTTCTTCAGTAATATTAAGAATTGTGAAGTTGCCACTTGCTTCTTGCTCGGTAACAAGCGCATCAAAAGTTTTAAGTTTAAGTACTTCTAAAAGCTCTACTTCGAAAGTAACGGGTATAAAAAACAAAATTAATAATGTAATTAGTTTAAACATGATTAACTACCTTGTTTTATAGAGATAGTAGAGGAGCTACCTCCATTAGTGGATATTTGATTTACTTTCCCTTCTTGTTCAATTCGTATGCTGTATGACCCTTCTTTAGATACTTGCATTTGTAACGAATCTTCTATCTGTCGAATAAATTTTACTTCAGTATCATTGATAAACGTACTGATTTGAGTTTTACCGTCATAACCAATCGCTGTACCTTTAACACCATCAGCTGATAAGGCTTTGTTTGCTTTACTTAACTCGTCTATTTCTTGTATAACGTCAAGTAAGTCTTCAAGAAAATTTCCTGCTAAATAGTCTATATCTAGTTCTTGGTATTCTAAATCATCTTGAGATAAATTATCTTGATCTAACTCATCGAACTCTAAAAAATCTACATCAAGTATGCTGTCTATTACAGTACTACCTTCTGCTGTTTCAAGTTCTCTAGTTTCTGGAGGACTGACAATCAACATGTTATCAATCATGTCTAATGTCAGGTCGAGGATTACTGCAGGGCTAGGAGCAGTTTCAAAATTATATACTGTAGTAGCTTCGTAAGGTTTAGATAAAACAATCTGACCTAGTGCGGTATCTACAGTTATCTCCCCGCTCGATGTACCGTCTGCTTTAGGTAAAAGAATAACAAGTGTTTCTCCTGTTTCTTTTACCGTTAAGGTGAAGTCTGTGCCTCGTATACCAATCGTAGCCGTGCCTGTGCGTATCTTAATGTTGTCTTTAGGTATGCGTCGGGTTGTAGAACTTATAAACCTACCCGTGCCTTTTACAAATGAAAGAGCCATGGATGATTTATTAGGATCAGGATCAAATATAAAAGTATCTACTGTCACTAAACTGTGTTCTGTTAGCCTTATGGTTGTGTCGTCCCTAAAGGTAACTCCCATTCTACCGTTAGCTGTTTCTAGCTTATCCATAGAATTAAGTGAAAAATCAATTACACTTTCATATGGCTTATCTCTTACTACTCTTGTGTGTCCTTTTAATTCGGTAATGCTTCCTATATCAACATCCAACTGATGACCCTTGATCGTTTTGGTTGACACAAACAGTACCGCTGTTACCAGAAGAAGTAATTTTAAGCCAATCGTTATCCTGTGTCGAAGCTTGATCAACTGTAAAAGCTCTTGAGTCTCCTGCATGTGTAAGGTGGAAGTATCCGCCTGCATAACCGTCTCCATCATAGTTTACTGTGTTGCTATCACCATCTATGTTCATATAGTTTGTAGCTCCGTCTACGTCAATATCAGCATTGATAGTATTAGACGACCCTTGTACTGTCCAATCTAAATCTGTACCACTAGATAATGCTGCAGTAGCTAGGTCAAGAGTAAACGTGTTGGTGCTGCCTGTAACTTGTACATTTACGTTAGAACCATCTGCACCATAAGCATTGGTCGGATCCATTTTAGAAGTAAACGTGTTGGTGTCACCGTCAAAGTTAAAGTAACCTGTATAGCTATCAGCATACATATCACCTAAGAACTTGTTAGTGTTACCAATCTGATTTATATCTAGTGTCATCGATGTGCCGTCAAGATCTAGTGCTGTCATTGAACCTGATGCAGCTAACAGTCCACCGATAATATTACCGCTACCTAACTGTTCAAGATCTATGTTGGCTGTAACACCTACTTGATCTACAAAAATTTCGTTGTCACTAGCCAACGTGTTGAACGATAAAAACAACAAAAAACTAATTAATTTATTCATATTTCCAATATCCCCTAATAATTCCTACTTTTACTACCTCTAACACTCCTTCTTCTATAGCTGTTTGTAAAGCTATGGAGGTACTTTCGTTTTCCGCAACCCCTCCCTCTACTTCAACAAGTCGTCTACCGTTATCTACAAATCTAAATACATCTTGAGACAACCCAACCGATATAATACTTTTAGAAACTAATACTTCAATTAAAACCTCTCCTGTAGAAACACTAACTAACCTTAATGTGATAGTTATAGCATCTTCTCGCCACTCTTTACTAGACCCTATGCCTAAATACCGAGCACCTGCTCCACCTGATTTTATATTAGTATCGTAACTTAACACACCACCTTGTATAAGTAATCCTGCTAATAGTAAAGGTTTTACCGTACTTTCTTCGTCAAAAGTTTCCCTTGTAGAACGTATTAACTGTCTTTCCTTTGTCAAACTGTCTAGTCCTACCCGTTCGGCTACTTGAAAGAACTCTCCATCTGCTGCGTGTTTTAAAGCTCTGATAAGAAATGCTTCAGGTGCTTGTGTTATTGCTGTACTAAACAAAGCAAACTGTCCGTTACTTTTACGTTGTCCTGTTTGGTCTTTAAAGCTATTAGGATAGATAGCTATAACAGGCTTACGTTTTGCAGGAGGAAGTTGTCTAAGTTCTTCAGACTGTAACTCCAACACCGAAGATTTCTTAATAATTATGTCAGGTATGCCTCCTTCTTCTATAAGTTTTTGATAATCAAACACGCAACTAGAAAGTAAAGTCACCAATAGGCACAGTAATTTCAGTCGTGCCGCCTGACTCATCTGTAATCGTAAGCGTGATTGTATCTGTTTCAACAACGTATTCAATCGTATTACCCTCTAGTGTTAACTTGCCTTGTTTTTGCGGTGTTTCTCCAAATAATTGTTCAACCATTTGCCTACTAAGTTGAGCATAAACACGTGATTCTAAATTTCTGATAAACCTAGCAAGTGTTGTGTTGTCAGCTTCTCTTGCTAGTTGATCTTTATAGGCTTCTATTTCTTCTCTAATTGCTTGTTTTCTAGTAGCTTCTTGGTTTTCTATCGTAAGATAGTGAGACGAAGAATTAACACCAGAAAAGCTAGGGCTTTTAAACCTATGTAGTATTTCATCTGCTTTTATATTATTAGAAAACAAAGTTAAAATTAATAACCAAATCAGTAAGGTAGAACAACTAGCCAGAGCTGTTAATAAACCTTTATTTTTTATACTTTTTCGCTTCATCTTTTTCTTTTAACTCTAATACTGTGTTTACCTTTTGTTGTAAGCGTATCATATCTTGGTCTAATAGTCTTAATTGATCAGTTAAACGTATAATCGTTATCTTCATTTCTTGTACGGCGGGGTCAATCTTATTAGTAATAGTTTGCCATACAAAATAAACAAAGTATCCAAGCCCCACTACCATTACTACAGGAAAACCAAACTCTGAAACTAATTTGACAATATCCATTAGTCTCTTCTAGCATCTATTTTGCCATCCTCAACAAAGTTTTCAGCACGGGCTATTCTATCTAAATCAGGTGATAGATTTAACGCACTCGATACACTGGTATCTATACGAATCATATCGTTATTCATGGTTGAGGCTCTTGTAATCAGCATTTTAGAGATAGCTTGTACGGTTTGTATCTCACTCACCAAACCATCCATTAGCTGTTTCATTACTAGAAAGATAAAATAAGCCATAACTAAGCCTCCCGCTACGGGTAAACCAAGTTCAGCTATTAGTGTAAAACTCTGTTCCATTTATCTTCTTCGCCGGTAATTACTACAGTGTCTAAAAGACCAACAACAGTAACGTCATAATTTTTTGCTTGTTTTTCAGCTTCTTCAAAAGAACTAGCTAATATAGTTGGACCTTCAAAAGTTTTTCCATCATATTGAAACTCGGTAAGGAAAATTTTCATTCATTCTTTATCCTGTTTTTGAGAAGCGCCAAAGTAAAAAGAAATAATAGCACTTGCAAGACCACCTAAGTAGCCAAGTACTAGGTTAATCAATGCTTCACTGTTTTGTTCTGGAGGCATAATAGTGACAAGAAATATGTAGCCCATAAAACCACCTACAACGGTTACACCTATAATACGAGCAGTCCAATCCTTAGAGAACATGCCTCTTGCACTCTGTATATCTGCTGTTTCAAGAGCAAACAAATCAACTTCAAGTTCTTTCATTTTAACATCGAAGTCTGCATCTATCTGTTTAAGTTTTACAAGCTGTTCTGGTGTTGCTGCTTGTATAGCTTGTTCTATTTTCTTAGGTGTAGGTTCACATCCTAGTGCATCAGCTACCATCTTAGCTGCCATTGATCCCATTGGACCACCTAATGCAGTACCGATTGTAGGAGCTACTGCACCTATTATTCCTTTAACACCTTTAAGTAAGTTAAAATTCATGTTATTTCCCCACCGTTGAAGGATCAAATTGACCCAGTTCTATTAACTTTTTCCTGTTGATTAAATGTGATTCCTCTATGTCATCTTTACTTTGACCAAAATAAGCAACAGCTAAGTAATTCTCTATCATAGCTTGGTTGATATTTTTACCGTCAACTATAACATTACCTAAAACTCTGCCAAACTTACCTTTAGAATCTTTTAGTTTCGTTTCTATAACCACCTTAGAACCGTTATCTATCGCTTCTTGTAAAAACGCTCCAGCTAGTTTACCTCTAACTTTTTCATCTTTATCTCTAGTTCTACTTTCCGGAGTATCAATTCCGTATAAGCGTACTCGTGTGCGATACAAAATATCAAACCCGAGATCTAAAATAACATCACAAGTGTCTCCGTCTACAACTCTATCGACCGTACAGCTATATTCATACATTAGCATTTCCACCTTTTTCTTGCTTGTCGCAATCTTGAATTAGGATTCTTAGCTGCTTTAGGAAACTTTTTCATTTGTCCTGCTGATCGTGCACAGTAAGACTTTCTCCTTTTTGCTGCTTTACTTCCTTTTTTAACTTTACCTGTAACTGCTGTTTTTAATTTACTTCCGGGATTCTTTCTTTTATAAGCAGCCACCCCTTTTTTAGTCATTCCTGCGCCAGACTTAGTCTTGCGGTAGTTTCCGCCTTTGCCTGTAGTTTTTCTTATAGGTTTTTCTTTACGTTTAGCCACGTTTTGCTGTCCTAGCGGAACGTTTAAAAGCCGCTGTAGTAGGTGCTCCTTTAGCCCCTTTCTTACGCATCTTTTTTCCTGCTTTTTTCTTTTGATTTATGTTGTAGTAAAGACCTTTTTTAGCTTTTCTGCCATCTTTTGTAGTATGTGTTTTAGTTGCCATTATCCTCTCGCCCTTTTTCTTGCTGTTTTAGATAAATCTTTAAAATGAAAAAGTTTTACACTTGTTTTAGTATGCGTTTTATTAGTATGCAAACTACCGTTAGGCATTTTATGTGTATTACCTTTATGTTCAGTACCGTCTTTTTTAAAATGTTTAACGCCTTTCATTTAATCTCCTTTTAAAACTCTATTTTTTAATCTAATTGATCTTGGACCAACTTGTTTAGCCCAACGACTGTCCATCATTTCTTCTGCGGCTGTTTCAAAATCATTTTCTTGCATAGCCTTGATAAACTTTTTAAATTTTAATAAACGGTTTATACCTAAGTTAAATGCCATATTAGCTATTACTCTTTGGTGATCATCAGATAGCCCTACCCACCACGGAATGTTTCGGTCTAGGTCATTACAGACGCCTTCTATGTCATCTCCGAAACACTCGGTTACTCTTTCTTCAGAGATAGGGTAATCAATAGGAAGACCATGTTCTGGATCTTTTTCTGTTATTAAATGCCCTATGCCAAAAGTAGCGTATCCAAGATGGTCGTTATATATCTTATAAACACAACCTTCGTCAAAAGTTAATTCTTTTTGTAATTTTTGCATATCCATATTATGTATACCAATTTTCTGTTCCATACCCTGTGGCAATATCGCCTAACGGAATTGTTGTGTCTCCGTCTGTAGAAACAGTTACTAAACCTAGACTAGAAACCCCCTCTACTCCATTTTCTGTTCCTTTATAAAGTTTTACCCATTCCTTTCCTGTCCAAAGCTGTAATTGATCAGTAGCTAAGTTCCAAATAATATCTCCTGATTGAAATTTATTTGAATTTCTTTGTGTTTCGTTGACGGATAATGTTGAATCAACATCAACTTTATTTAAACTTAATTCTAAAACCCTAACTAATCTGTTAAAAACGTCTGGAGATAATTCTCCTTGTGCGAACGGTAGTTTAGTTTCTAATATCTTAGACATTAACGTCTACCATCAGGCTTAGAATCTAAACGCATAGCTCCAACTCTAAACCCCATTCCTATTTTTGTTGTATCATCATCGTTAGATTGAAGTCTCAATACCGCTTGTCGTCCTCTCACCCTAGTATCTATCTTAGTTGTTGTTGAGACACACGCACTTGTAACCGCTGTAGTTAACTCTTGTCCCGGAAAATTTCTTCTTTTCAAAACTAAATCAACTTGTTGTCCGCCACTACCCGTGTCTCCGTTTCCTGTAAATCTAATATCAGGAATAATCTTACTTACAAACTGAAAGTTTTCTCCAGCTGGATCAATATCAAAATCACTAGATTCTATAAACACATTGGTCATAGCAGAACCATCATCATCATTTCCACTTTCATGGTTGTAGATATATCCCACATCAGAACTAGACGAGGTTGCTTTAGGGTCGCTAAAAATTCCTTCATCTAACCAAGATGTTCTAGAAAGTTCTCCTATCATCCAAACCTGTTCTTCATAATTATAAGTAACATATCTATCAATTACTGTAACTCCTTCGGAACAATAAAACCAACCTACTTCGTCAAAGGCTTTATTAACAAAACCAAATATTTGATGAGTTTGTCCTTGTTCTAAATCACTAAAAACATAATCAGTTACAGTACACGGAAGTTCTTGAACTTGACCTGTGTAAGCGTAAAATCCTTTTTTATCCATCCAAAACACACCTCTAGGAGTATTTACCATGGCGTTAGGTCCAACTAAACCAACCCCTTCATTTAATAAATTAATAGAAAAAGTAAAAGGCTGTCCTACAAAAGTCATAGAATATAGAGAAGTATCTGTCCAAATTAATGTTTCTTGTCTAGCTCTTATTCCTCCTATAATACCAGACCCCGCAGAAAGCCTAAATGATCCTGCTGTGTTAGTATTCTTAGGTTCCCATTCAGCTACATTTTCTTGGTCACTCCAAGCGATAAACATAGGATCAATCGATCCTGTTCTAGAAGAACCTACTATAGGATCTGTACCGAGACAAATAACATGTCTGTCCACATCAGACACTAAAACTTGTAAGGCTGCTGTAGGAGTTAAATTAGCTCCAGAAAGAGCAGATAAAGCCACTGCTCTATTACTTGTTCCAGAACTTTCGTCCCAGTAAAAAATCCCACCTGCACGAGGGTTTATTAATAAATCTTCACCAAAATTATCATGAGACCAAAGTCTTAATTGATTAGTCGCTGTTAACGCTGAAGTGCTTCCCCAAGTAGCCGCACCCCAAGTACCTGCTCCCCAACCTGTACTTTGAACATAAACATCTAAACCAATATTAAGTTGATATGCTCCATCTACACCAGAGCCACCGTTACCACTATCACTAGAATTAGCGGTAGCTGATGCAGTAAATGTATATGTGTTAACACTGGGGACAGCTGTAATTTGGTGTTCTGTGTTTAAAACAGCGGCTGTGATTAAACCACCTAAAGAAACAGAACCGCTTATTGTAACGAAATCACCGACTACACAGCCATGTGATGAATCTGTTGCAGTAATAACTGCAGAACCATCAGTAGCCGCGAAAACAATTCCATTAGTTGTTGTAGCTCGTATTGGAGTTATGTCATTATAAACATCACCGTCTAAAACATAATATTTCCAAGTAGTACCTAATCCAAGGTATTTAGTCCCCGAAGTATCTACCCAAGCATGTAAAGCGCGACCTGTTGATTGAAAAAAGTTGGTCGAGGCTTTCGTCCAACCTCCTATTTTTTCAGGAAGACCTTTACGAAAACGAACTCGATTAGAATTAAACCATCCCCCTTCATTAGAGTAAGCAGTGCCCTCTCTATTAATTCCGGGTTGAAAGATAAACTTTTGTAAAGACATTATCTCTCCTCTATAAAAATTTAGTTAAAACTATTGATCCTAGTATAAAAGGATATATTCCCCATAACAACATTTCTAACTTTTTAAATTTAGCAGAACCTTCATCAAGACGTTTTTCTATATACTCATATCGAATAGTGCACTCACGCTCATGAGCGTTAAGTTCGGCTAGGGCATCTTTTACAGTAGGCATTATGCT